GCCAAACAACCCTGTCTTGTTTGCTGCTGCTTCCTCTTCTAGCATCTGTTTATACACATCACGCCCCAAATTAGAGCTGGGGTCTATGTTATGAACAGCCATTTTGTCTACATAACGTTTAAGCAAAGGATCTTGGGACGCTGTAACTTCTGGAGTGTCTACAGACGTACGAGCGTCTACACGGCTGTCTGTACCCGATGCTCTTGCTGCAGCGTTTAGTCTTAGTTTAGCTAAATTCTGCTGATAAAGAGCAGCAGCATCCGGATCTGTGGTCGGGAGTCTAGACCCGGGTCTATCCCCCGGTCTATGCGTCTGTGTTGTATAAGGCTGTTCGAGTCCTGTGCGGCGTAGTTGGTCTCCACCCTCACTACCTACGAGGATATCCTCGCCTCTGCTGCTGGGTGGTTGTTGTGTGTAAGCGTTACCAAGATACTGAGGTCTTGTTTCGATTACTGGGACCGGTCTTTCTACGCTAGGGAGATCTTCCCTGAGCGCTGCTTGTGCCTCTAGCGCACCAATGTTTTCTGCCGTGTCACCAAAGCCGAATCTCTCAGCGGTACTTTCATACCCCTCTCCTGTGAAATAGCTGGAGTCTATTCCCTCAAGAGTGTCCCGCCCCGCGAGTATGTTCAGACCACCCTTGAGAGCCACACCCTTAGCCAAATTCAGAGCCAGACGCTTGGCGGTTTTTTTCGGATCAAAATCTTTCCCCTGCTCCAGATACTCTCCCAACATGCCCCAAATCAAGTTGGAACCAGCTGTGCCCGGTCTCAGGAACTGAGGGCCTCCGGGAACTCCTATCTCCTGCCCTAGGAGTGGCAAGAGGGTTGTAAATACTCCGGTGCCCCGTAACTTTTTGACACGCTTCTTTACGCTCTTGAAAATTCGGCTAAAGAAGAACTCAGGTGCCCCTGTGACAGGATTGAGGCTGTTTAACTCATTTCCAACGACATATCTTTCCGGATCAAGTCCCATCTCTGTCATCTGAGTGAAGAGAAGATCCCTTACCTTTGGATTAGCGTTTAAAACTTCTAGTGGAATAACGGTCTCGCCCTCGGCAGCATGGACCACGTAAATGTCACCGTTTCGCCCAAAATCTGCCATCTTTTTCATCTGACCTTGAATAGAAGCAATTCCCAAAGGAGACAACTCCTCTTCAGGGGAAGCCTCTATAAAAGACTGAAGACCGTTCTTAGATTCTATATGAGTTTGTAACATATCAAGAGACCTCTAGTACGCTTGCAAATGCGTATATCTTGCTTGCAGTATCGCAGTTTAACTGGAGCGTATCACCCGTCTCTAATACGAAAGGACCGGAGAGGGACGTGTCGGCAGCGGCAGCCATACTGGTTTGATCCAGTATAACCAGCGTCGAAGAGGAGCTGTCATTTATTTTGGTATAAACCACCACAGCTCCACTATGATTATTGTACAAATTAAGGTTTTTTACAACAGCCTCAGTGGCGCTGGGACAGGTATAAATAGTCACGTCTCCTGTTGCTCCAACCAAAGTAGCTACATTTTTGTACGCAGAAGCCATGTCACTCCATAAACCAGCTTAAAGCATTGGTTTCGTCCACCCCACTAACAACAGCGGGAAAATCTATTTTTGTAAGCGCCATCTCCAAGTCCCGTAGAATTCTTATAAAAACCTCAGAGTCGTATTCTTTCGGAATACTTGGTAGGTTATGGTCGAGTAAAGAAGCCACTATCTTCTCCCATCAGGGCGTATGGCTAGTCGTGTATCCCCCAATGTCCAAGCTGTGTTCACAGCATTACTGGCTACTCTCATAGTCACTGTTCTTCCACGGCACCTTATATCTGACTTCTGAGTAGAAGAGGTCACCGTTGCTGTAGCCGCTGTGGCTAATGAATCATTCGGATAGTTTCTTGTTTTTATAACATAACTGACCGTAGGGTCCGTACCAGACAGTACAATGTCAGGAATGATTTCCGAGACGAACATAAAATTATTGCCATCTTCAATGTCAAAATCAGCCGTTTCTATGAAGGAATCCATAGCAGACCCGTCGTCATTGTCCGTATTCTCATGTACGTAAACTAACTCCGTCCCCCCAGAAGCTCCAGCGCCTCTCGGATTGCTGTGAATATCGGAATCTACCCAAGCTGTTCTGGAGAGTGTCCCTATATCCCAGGTGTTATCTGTGTATTGAAACTTGACATAGCGATCAATCTCATCAGAAGAAGACGATGCATAAAAAAACAAAATCTCGTCAAATAGTCTATTGGAACAGGCAAAGAATTTTCTAGCTTGCTCCAGATTAATGTCGTCAAAAACATATCGGAGAACGGTGCAGGGCAAAACCTGAAGACTACCTGTCCATGCATAAAAATTCTCGTTGTCCATCCAGAACACACGGTCCCCTACAGAGACTACCGAGTTTATGTTTAGAGCCTTAACCCCCATGGACACCAAGGCAAATCCAAAAGTAAAGGGAGGCCCTGTAAACCTCATGGCATACAGGGAGGAATCTGTCCAGATAAGGGTCTCCTGCCTTGTTCGTATACCACAGATAATTTCAGAGCCTGTAGAAAGGCGCTGGCTTCCTGCTGTGTTCGTAGTTTGTGGAGTCCAGTCAAAAGGAGATTCTTGGTCTGACCACCGGACCAAAAGGAGGTCTTGGTCAACGGAACCTAGGGCATTTGAACCCAATGCAATAACATGCCTGTCCGTGCCGGATACTAGAAGTTGTCGGACCTTTGTTGGCGCATCCGAAGCACCTGATTGAGAGGCAAAGGTCGTTCCTCTTGTAGAAAGGCCGAGCGTTTTGTCCCAATAGTAAGGGGTGTCATCTACCACATTAAATATAAGGTCCTCTCCCCAGTTGTCCTGTTGCCATAAACGTAAAACATCTGTGGTAGTAATAGAAGAGGCACCACCAAACGTTACAAAGGAATTTGCCTCTAGTACAGCAGCGCCATCGGCATGTGTTGCCGCAGTGGTTCCTCGGGCTCCTCTGACCACTCCTGCATCTATAGTGTTAGTGGATTTACCTGTGTATAGAATAAGCTCTTGATCTATTAGTATTAAACCTACAAACGTAACACCAGCACTGCTGGTGTGCGCTGCTGCGGTAGTTCCATCTGAGCCTCTGCTTAGATCGTTTAGCACATTTCCGGATTTGGAAGCGTAGCGTATATTTTCGCTACCTATTTTTATAGTTCCTACAGAAGGTAGGCCGGAAGCACTCGCCACGGTAATACTACCTGTTTCGTCCACGGCAACATTGGCAGAAATAGTTGTAGAAGCTGTCTCAAAGTCTGTAGCACTGGTTAGTGCGAAAGAAGTTGCGGCGGCATCTGTTATAGCACCGTTAAGTGTTGTTTCAGAAACCCCTGCTACGGTGCCTCCAAAGTTGGCTGTGCCAAACCCTGTTCCGGAGGACTGTACAGTAAGTCCTTTATTTAGTTGGTACTTAGCCACCGTAGCAGCGCCTCCGTTACCGCTGTCTGAAGCGTTGGCTGTAGCAGAAGCCGTTATTGTATAGGTATTAGAGGTGGGGACTGTTTGAATTTCAAACTCGATATTAAGGACGCCTGCTGTGATGTTACCCCCAAGAGATGCCGCCAGCGTAAAGGAGACATAATCACCGGCAAGGGCTCCATGTCCGGAATCAGTTACTGTTATGGTCGCAGACCCATTTGTGGCTGAAAATGTGGCCGTTCCCGTAGCTGTCTTTCGTATAGGCGTAATGTCATTAAAGGCACCCCCTTCTTCAATGTAATACTTTGCTTCAGTGCCCATTGCCATGTATTTAGAACCGTCCAATGCGGCCCATGTAAAGAGTGACCTCGGCGTTCCTACAAACGTATTTTCGGTTAGGTTCGACCAACCTCCCATTTTTTCTGGTCGGCCCTTACGGAACCGTATCAAATTTGAATCGTACCAACTGTTTTCGCTACTGTATGACGTAGACTCTCTGTTGACCCCCGGATTAAAGACGTACTTTACTAAAGGCATACTAGATGTCCTTCTCCTGTTGCCTCAGTATGTTGGCAAGCTCGCTCTTAGTATATGTTTTAACAAGCTGGCTCTGTATCGGAACTATGCAATACAGAGAAGGAAACTTCTGTCCGTTAAAAAGAGGGGCTTCTGTAGCAGAAACTACAGCTAGTTTTTGTTGCATGTGGGATGCAAATACACGCACAAACGTTATGTTCATGTTTTCTAGGGAATGATGCTTTATCCAAGCCTGAACAGCTTCTTCTTGCAAATCCCTATATTTTGCGGCCCATTTATACTTAAAAAAATTCGTGATGTTTTCCAAAGCGCGACCAGCAAATTTACAAGGGTGACCTTGTTGAATGCTTTGTTCATGGTTTGGGAGCGACGATCCCGATAAATGTGTAGCAGTAGCCTTTACAGGCGACAGCATGACTAGAATAAAGATCAACGGGAGTAATCGCATGACACTCCTCCTACTCAGCTAGTTCAGGCCAATCGTACAAAATGCCTGTCTTGTTTCCTTCGCTATCCCATGTAACAAACAATGCTTCTACTGCTGCTGTGTCCGCTGCACCCTTAATGGCATCTTCCATCGCAGTAGCTTTAGTGCGGATCGCATCCCGCCAAGTCTGGATGTTACTTGGAATTGCAGTACCTTTGTCTGCTTTACGAATGACGGCCCAATCAGTCTGTGCTAAAAAGTCACCCTGTTGCTTCTTCACTTGGTCAATTAAAACAGATTTAACTCCAAAATTAACAACCTGATTACCCTTTTCATCCTTTAGCAATTCTCCCGTTATAGGATTTGTCGCATTTACATCGTCTAACTCCTTGGCTGTCTTTGTTACTTTGCCAGCCGCATCCTGAGTGAACCACCAAGTAACCCCCATAGGAATAGGATCAGGAGTTAGCTCTTCTAAGCCAGCAGCCTTTTTTTCATCCTCTGACCAGATGTGCCAGTTTCTAGGATGGACTATACCATTAGTATCCGTCCACGAAGAACCTTCCCTGACAATCTTTCCAGTTTCTGTCTCACGCCACATAATCTATCTCCTATACTGCCGTTGCTGGTGCCACACCATCGCCACCAAAGGGGTTTTCTGCAAAAGCCATGTAAACAGTAATCTGTCCAGCACCATTGTTTCCTGTTCCGCGTACCTTTATCCCATTGCTCAAAAAATCCCACTCATGGTTACTTTCAAAATACTCAGCAGAGTCGCTATCGAAAAATAACAATCCTGTGGAAGTGGCACCATTATACGTAGTTCTTGCTCTGTCTATTACACACCATGAGTAACCAGCTATATCGGCTTTCTGTACATACCATCGAGGTTTGAAACCCGTATATATAAATGGCCCATCTGCATTATTATTCCCAGTGAATGTACCAAACTTGGAGAAGCCTTCCACTTCTACAAACGCATAGGCTACATAAGTCCTCGTATCACCATTCACTCCAACATCGGTGCCTAATGTAAAAGTCGTAGAACTAGCTCCCTTTATCTGAGATGATGAGCTACTGGCTGCTTCAGTATCATTAAGTTTCCACTTCTCCGTAAAAACAGAAATTCCGTCTTGCCAGTTAGACGACAGATGGTGATCTCGTTGGAACGAGGGAAGACCCATACAATAGTAGGAGTTACTCCTAAACCATGACCTATTGTAGCGTCATCATCTCCAGTACCTGTGTAGGTTGAAATAGAAATAC